CTGCAATCTGAGCCGTGTTTGCACCTTCGATCGATAGCTGAATTCTGGCCCATTCCTGTGGCGTGACCTTCAGTTCTGCATTCTGCAACTGCAAAGCCTCGACCATGCCGTTTATCTTTTCGGTCATCGCGTTGGCATCGGCCTGCGCCACCGTATCGATTCCGAGGCCCGCTAGAGGATTTGCTCCGTATTGTTGAGCGCCGAGCGCACTGAAAGATTTCCCGAGTTCCAGCATTTGTCCTTGGAGCGTTTTCGCATCCGTAGTCCGAAAGGCTTCGTTCAACTTTTGGAAATCCTGTGCGGTATTTTTGGTCATCGCCGAGAGTCCCGTCAGGAAAGAGACCTCGCGTTGTTCGGCGTTGACGCTCGCGAGCTCCGCCGTCGTCGCGCCTTCCTTCGAGAGCCTCAACAGTTCTGTTGCATTCTTTGCCGACTGCGCTCCGCTGGCCCCAACCAAAAGCGCGCCGATTTCTGACTCGAGTCCTGTTTTAACTTTCGCCAGATCGTCGATCAGCTTTTGGTGAGCCGGGTCGAGCGACTCGAGCATCGCCTTATAGCGTCCGGCCGCATCCGTTCCTGCGGCATAAGCCGTTGAGAACAGATCCCCCGAAGCTCCAGGGCTCAGCGGATTGGAACCCCCAGAAATCAGTGCCGGCGCTGCGGGCGGCAGCGGGGCGGGAGGTGCGAACTTCGGAAGGTCAAGTTGCGAAAGCTGACTGAGGCTCGCCGTCCCTGGACTTCCTCCCGGAAGCGTGTCCCCGATCTGGAATCTGGATGGCCCAAGGTTAGCTATCGGCTGATTTCCAAATATCTTTGGATACTTTGTCGCGAGATCATCCAGCCACTTAATTCCCGACGGAGCTCCCGATCCGCTGAGTTCATTCAGCGCGCCAATGATCTTGTGAATCGCATCGACGACTTTGTCGGCAACGTCCTTCGCTCCGCCGATGCGTTCTTCCCAGGTCTTAAACTTATCCGCAGAATCAAGAAGACCAGGGCTGAGATGCGTGACGAGTTCTACCGTGAACGCTTTCGCCGAAAGGATGATCTGGTTATAAGCATTCTGAAGCTTCTCCGACATATCGGCCTGCGACTTCGTTACCGTGGCGCCCGTTGCGTCCGACTGGTCCATCAACTTCTGCAATTCCTCCCGCGTCATCGAAAGGAATGGAACGAGGTTCACGCCAGTCCGCTGAAATAAAGCGGTCGCAATCGCGGTTCGGTCAATACTTGGCGGTAGCTTTGAGAAAGCATCGACCATTTGAAGCAGCAAATCTGTCGTGCTGGAAACGGATTTCGGATCGACTCCCAAGAATCCGAATAGCGCTTCTGGCTTCTTGACGCCGGTTTGCGCTTGCAGGAGTGTCCGCGACAGGGCGCCCATTGTCTTACTGAGCGTTTCCACATCGATGTCAGCCATCTTTGCGGCATATGCCAGGCGCGAAGTTTGCTCGACGCTATCGCCGATGACTTTCGAGAGGTTCCCTATCTGGTGGGCATACTCAACCGAGCCTTTCACCCATTCGGCGATAGAAGCCACACCGATGAATGCACCGAGGCGCGCAAATGTATCGCTTAAGCCGTTGACCGACTCTTGGATTCCACCGACCGCAGCAACCGTCTGGGTTCGAGCAGCCTGAAGATCCGAGGAAAACTGTGCCGTGGAAGCCTTGAGCTCGATAACAAGTTCGCCAATCGTGGCGGCCATTTTCTATTCCTCTGTCGGTTTCATTCCAGCGAACTGCTTCAAGTTCGCGATGTGAGCCTCAAGCTTTTCTTCCTCGCTGCGAGTGTCCGGCATGAAGTCGTAAATACTAAAAGGACTACCGTCTTTCTTTCCGCCCATCGCATTCATTGTCGCGGCCGCTATCTGAGCGGTTCTGAAGTGCTCGCGGCGCTCGCGTTCCGCCCATTGTTCCTCGAGCGCATGAATATGAGCGGCGGAAAGCGTTCCCATTTCCCGCCCGCTCATGCCGAGGTTGAAACGGTAGTGCGCCCATAATCGAAGCCCGGCCCGCGCGCCTATTCGGACTTCGCCGCCCCGTTTGGGCTTTCACCGGCCATTGAACCGTTATAGGCGGGCATAAATTGAGAAACGATCTCCCAAAACTTCGACGGAGAACAGAGAGAGCCTGCCTGCTTCAGCGTGAGCGGTTTCTCATCCTCTTCGCTATCGGTAGCCAGGCCGGCCCAAAGAAGCGCACGGAAGACCTTATAAAGCTTGCCGACCTTCGGTTTGGCATTTTCATCCTCAGGCGGCTTGAGTTCCGCAATCTGTTCGAAAGCATCATCGCCCAATGCTTCATGTAGGGCGACGATCGCGTTCGCGTCAAATTGCCATTTCCGTTTACGGTCGAGGTCGAGCTCGACCGAGGCGACTGATTCCATTGGCTAGGTCTCCCAAAAACTAACTGTGTGTGCCGACCGTATAGGCGCCGACCACGCGCAGCTTTACCGCGCCCTTGAGCACCTGCCGCGGATCGACCTTGGCTGCCGGAGGAGCAATCACGACGGCCACAAAAGAAAAGCGCGTCAACCCATGATCGGGATAGTCGATCCGGAAGTTTGTTTGAGTCCCCGCATCGAACGCCGTTTTAAGCGCTTCCTGCCCGGGATCGTCACCCACGAAGTTCATTTCAATCGTGACTTCGCCGGCCGACTTCAATCCAGTGATCGGCTCGTCATAGCCGCCGACCGTGTCAACGCTTGTCGCATCAACCACCGTGGCAGTAGGATTCGGTCCGTCGACGGTAAGTACTTCCGCGAGTGCGGTAAAAACTTCCGGACTGGCGCCATCGCCAATGTATACCTTTGTTCCTAACCCTGTTTTTGCCTTAGTCGTCATGCTTTTTTTCTCCTTTTAAGCGTCGCCCGTCCAGATTTCAAAACTTAGGTCCATTCGATAAACGAGCACAACTTCATCGAAACTCGCATCGCGATATTCGGGGTTATGGATGCAATCGACACTTCCATCAGTCCCGAGCGTTCCGCGGATGCCGCCAACGTCTGTCGTCGTCAAGTGATCGCGGATCGCATCGCCGAGAGATTTCGCTTGCGCGTAGCTATTTCCAAACACGCTGATTGCAAAGGTCACTGGCCTGAGAGTCGTTCCGCCCTCAATCGTCATTTCATCCGGAGTCGAAACCCGCGTAAAGGTAGCGCACGGATACAAACTGTCCGGATCTTTTGGTTTCCCTGTCGCGGTATCGAAACCGGGCTCCGGAACGAAATCGGGATAGAACCTACCCTGCATCAAACCGTTCACAGTCGAGTCGCCAACAAGCTCGGCGCGCAGATTCTCTTCGAGTATCACGCCGCCGCGCTCTCCGCCGCGATCTGAGCCGCCAGCTCATCCTGGAAAATCTGAAGGGCATATTCCTTGTTCTCTTCCCACGCTGGCCCCATGAAGGGATACGGCTTGGCGCCCGGATGATTGATCTTCCGCCCGAACACTTGCGCGGCGCTCGCGAGCACCTGTGCCCGCTTCACCTTCACCGTATGAGCTTTGGTTCCCTTCTCGAGCAAGTGGCCGATGCGCGACTTCCGCGTGTCTATTCCGATCAGGGCGAGAACCTGAGCGCCGTTAAGACCGAGGCTCTTCGCTGAAACCTTTGAAGAGATCGCGGATGAGAGTTTACCGGTCTTATTGTGCGGAGATTCGATCGCGCGCGCGGCATTGATGAAAACAATCGCAGCTTTCTGCGCCGCTCTCAAAAGAGCTTGCCGAGCATATTTTTCGGGCATCGCGAGAAGCTTTGCTTCCAAGGCCGCGAGGCCGGGAACCGCTACACTACTTCCAGGCACATGAGCTCCATCGTGAAATGGCGTTCTTCCTCATCAATGACGCTGACGATGTTAAATTTTCGACTCTCGTAGAGCACTCGCATTTTCGGGTAAACACCCAAAAGGTAACGCATCCTGATCTTTGTATCGACGACCGCCTCCATTTGTGCGGCTCGCTGGCGCTCGTATCCTTGCAACGGTTCAACCGAGGCGTTCACCGTGGCGAAGGACGCCCAGTCAAGTTGCTCCTGACCGAAGGCGTCCTGCGTGCCGCTGATTTTCTGGATTGTGATTTGCTTCCTTAGCAGTCCGGCTTCTAGCATCCCGAGACCCCCGTAATGATTCCTCCGCTGATCGTGAGCGTGCAAGCGCCAGCGACCTTCGTGCCCGAAAATCCCGGCGTGCTGCCGATGCCGAAGGACTGCGCATTTATTGGCCCGCTTGGGTTGTAGACAGTTGCACCGTTAAGGCAAATCCCGGCTCCGGTTACGTTCGTGATCGAAGGAGCCGTTTTGCATGCCGAGGCGCTCGTTATTCCCAAATAGAGAGGCCCTATAGCTTGCTGGCCTCCAGTCGCCGTTTGCAATCGATAGAAATCGTTTCCATTTCCGAATGACACTGCGTCGGCGCCAACGTTGAACTCGAAGGTGTTGGCTTGGGTGTTAGCGTCAGTAGAAAGTGCATTTGTCGCGCTGCCTTTCCTGGCGATGCCCGAGAAGATATTGCGTACCGGAGCCGTTGTCCCTGCTCCGCTGACGATCGCTACTGCGTCGGTGTCTCCTGTTCCGCCGCCGTTTGACTCCGAAATGATTCCCTGAATAACAGATTCGTGAACGTCGCCTTTTATCCTGATTCCTGACCCTGTGTTTCCTGTCGCCACGATGTTGGAAATGAGAAGGTTGCTTATCGAACTTCCGTCAACCGAAAGCGTGGCTACTGCGTTAAACCCGTAATTGTCGTCCATCGTATCGCCTGCCGTGCCGCTCGCTAGTCCGTTGTGAATAAAGCGAGCGTTCGATATTTCAAGACCGTTGATGTAGCCGCTACTTCCCTGTGCTTTGATATCCATACCGTTGTGGCAGGAATCGTGCGCGTAAACGTTAACGAGCCGACCTCCCGTTATAGTTGTCGTGTCCGTCGCAAAAGCTCCGAACTGAATGGCATCCTGCTGACCGCCGACGGCTTCGATATCGCTTGCATCGAGTTCCGAGCCACTTCTGAAATCCCACCCATAGGATCGCCCTCCGCCAGAAGAAAGGCATGAAGCTGCATCGGCGATGATTTTGACTTTGTGAACGTGCGGTCTGACGACGCCTGCGACGTGAATCATCGTGTCGGTGCTGTTGCCGTTGCCGTCCATCGTCAAATCCGAAATCGAATCGTCCGTTCCTTCATCCTGAACGACAGCCCCAAACTGCGAGCCAGTGCTGTTGTTTTTTAGAACGGTAGAGCCGATTCCCCGCCCTTTCACCGATCCGCCGACGATACTGGATCCGAAGTGGATAAAAACTCCTCCGCCTGTGCCGGTATTGACGAACGTGCCGGAAGCAAATTCAAGGTTCACACCGCTCGCCATTTCCACTTGCGAAGTGTTTGGCGTGCCTGTGGGAACGATGCAGGTGCCAGGGCTTGAAAGCGCTGCGGCTGCGGTGACGCAGGACTGAATGGTTTTGTATTTCACTCCATCCACGTAAACGAATTTGTTCACTTGCTGAATGGTCATCGGAGGCTGCGAGACAACCTGAGCTCCAATCGCGCACAACGACGCTAGAAATAGAAGTGCCACTATCCTTCGAAATGTCATCCGAGAAACTCCAGTCTCACGCGAAGCGCGTAGGTGCCGCTCCCGTTGAAATTGACCGCATAGTTGATGTCCGTTCCGGCTTGCGCGTAGAAATGAAATACGTCCGACGCTTCGGCTCCAAGCGTTCCGAGATCCACGCTCTTTCCGGTCAAAGTCTGGCTTGCTGATCCGTTGCTATAGGTGAAAGAGGCGTTCGCGTCGCCCGCGCCCGCAGTGGTGACAATCAAAGAGCAAGACAGCCGGTAGAAGCCGCTCTGCGTCGCATAAAGCTGAGTTGGTGAAACAGCGGCCGTCAGTGCTGCCCTGCTTGGCGTTGACACCATCGGCGCACGGACCGAGAGATTCGAAGAAAGGTTCGTAACGTCGGTTTCGGCGATTGGAAGGCTGATTCCTCCGCCTCCGGAGACTGCGGCGACCCTCGAGCTCGTATACAGGTTGTCGCCCGGATCTGGAGGACTTGTCAGCGTGAGCGCGACACCTGTCAGCGAGTACCCATAGATTTCAACGCCGTTTCTTTTTACTGAGAGCGAGCCTGTCGGACTCGGAAGATTCGGCAGATTGAAAGTGACGTTCGTCCCGTCGATAGGCCCGCTTGGCGGCGCCGGATCCTGAAACCCCACGGAGCCAGAAAACGCACTCGCGAAGCGATAGGTAACGAGCAGGGTATCGCCCGAGGATGGCGCCTGTCCTAGAGTGAGCGTCGTCCCGCTGAGCGAATAATCGTAAATCTCCATTCCATTCCGGACGACGGAGAGCGAAGCCGAAGGCGAAGGCGTGCCTGGCAAGGTGAACGAAGTATTCGAACCATTGATAGTTCCTGCCGGCGTCACAGGATCCTGAAAGCTGAGCCCTGAAACGAGAGTTCCGCCAGTCCTGAACCTGACTAGGAACGTGTCCCCTACCTGCGGAGCCTCGCCCATCGTGAGGGTAGTTCCGCTTTGAATCCAGTTGTAGACATCAACTCCATTGCGCTCGACACATAGAGAACTAGACGGCCCAGGAACATCCGGAAGAGTGAAAACAGTATTTGATCCGTTGATGGTTCCGGAAGGCTGAACGGGATCGATAAAGACCGCGAGCGTGTCGCCTGTGCTGCTTCCTCCGCCGGAGCCATTGCTTGAGCCGATCGAATACCAAGCGGAGACGCCGTCATTCGCCAGGAGAACCGTATCGCCGCGGACCTGGAGATCAAACTCAGCCAGGCCGTCGATCGTGTCTGGAACGGTGCCGTCAGGAATGAGCCTGACGATTCCGGCGTCGGAATCGATTTTCTTATAGCTGAGGATTAGATTCGGATTTAGCGAGACTTTTGGGAGGTTATAAGTCTTATCCGTGCCGGCCGTCGCGACAAAAGTGATCTGATCCGCGGCGACCGCGTTTGAAACGCCGATTTGTGGGAATATTCGCGCCACACGAGTTTTACTTGAACTGATTTACCATGCCGATTGAAATCGTTCCGGAGGACACGCCGCCTCCGCCTGGAAGAATTCCCGTTCCGGAAAGAATCAAAGTCTGCGGGTTTCCCGACGCGTTGTCCGTGAATGTAATGGCCCCCGAACGAATCCCGCCGGCGGTGGGAAGAAAGTTCACCGTCAGGCTGCACGTGGATCCCACGGAAAGACTCGAACCGCAATTAGTCGAGAGTATCCCGAAATCTCCGGACGCCACGATCGAGGAAATTGTCATCGTCGCGTTGCCCGTATTGGTGACGGTTACGTTTTGACCGCCCGTCACAGTTCCGACTGGTTGAGAACCGAAGGTTAGAGAGGTCGGTGAAAGCGCGAGAAACGGAGAAAAAGAAACTCCTCCAAACTGATAAGCGCCGCCGTCTCCACCGGCTGAACCGGTATTTACCCATCGCACGCTGGCCATGCGCGGTGCGCCGTAACCGTAGCTCGTATCGCTGCAAAGGCCCGGTATCGTCGCACAGGAACTGAATAAATTAAGAGCTTTTCCTACAGGGCAATCTGCTTGGTTGGCGATGCCTCCGCAGTTCACCGATGTCGGAGCGAACATGTCGGGCGACTCGGCCGCCGTCATCCCGGCCTGCATAGCCTCTGCCAGCGTCATCGTCACATTGTCCGAGAGGTTTACCGTAGTGGCGTGCCCACAAGCTCCGCTGGAGAGATTCATACAGAGGATTGCACCGGAACCGCTGTCTGTAATGCACAAATTATTTTTAATGTTCAGCGTTCCGATGACTTCTAGCGGGACGTCTCCAGCGCCCAGAATGCAGGACTCACCCGGAGCTACGGTCATGCTGTTGTTGAAAATATTGATAACGGCAGTTGATTGTGTGCCGTTTGCGCTGATCTGCATGCTTCCCGGAAGATTCTGACAATTCATGACATTATTGAAGACATTCGTCGTAAGCCCATTTGAGTAGGCGAAGTAAATGCATTCTCCTTCTGTATTGTTCAGGATCACGTTGTCGTGGATCGAGCAGTTGGCGGTATAGGCATAGATGGCATTCGGGTGAACGCCGTCAGGAGATGCGAAAATATTCCCAATAGTGTTATTCGCGATCTCGCAGCCGTTCGCCACCGCTTCAAGGAGGATGGCATTGTTTATGTCGTTGATCCGATTGTTCAGCGCGGTCGAAAGGTTCACGATTGCATAGCCGCAGCCCACAGTGCCGGCGCCTGTCGAGTCAGAACCATCGAAAGTGCTGTTGTTTACGGAATTGTTGCTCGATATTCCTCCGGCAGGATGGTAGAAAAACGACACGTTGATGCAGGTTCCGCTCGATCCGTAGTGCCAATTATGAACATAGAAATTGTTTGCCGTGATGTTGCCAGCTATAGACTCGCTAAGGACAGAAACCGAATTGGCATCATTCCAGTAAAGCCCGGTTGCTTCAAATCCCTCGAAAGCAACATAGGGAACGGATCCGGCGCTCCCAGGCATGTTAAAAAACGCGTTTTGAGGACTGATCTCGGCTGTCCCAGTGCCATTAATTCCTGCGCCTCCCGCAATAATTGGCCGATTCCATACGGATGGACACTGCGCCGAGTTGTAGTAGGTTTGATCCACTCCATAGTAGTCATAGGAAGGTGACGCACCGCCAACGGTAATGGTGATCGGAAAGACTTGATAGGGTGTGACGTCACAGCCCATCCAGACAAAATGATCTCCTGGAACGTGAGTGTAGGTTGGCAGTCCACCGCACACGTTGCCGTTGTTTTGACTAAAGGGATGACATTTCCACGGAAATGCTTTTGTGCCTGGGTTGGAATCCGATCCCGTTAGGTACGATATGTAATAGATCCCAGCGGCTTTCGATGGCGATTCCCAGCCCACATAAATCGATGCTCCGATAATGAGTCCGAGAAAGAGCGCCGCATTGCGACGGCTCGCTTCCAGTGTGAATGCCAGAAGGACAAGCCCAACGACAGCGCTCGCCGCAATGATCGCTGTCGCCAGTCCAATGCTCCCGGTGACGCCGAGCAAAACGATGGTGAAAAGCAGTAGCCCTGTGACTTGTTTTCTCATTTGTAGCTCGTTGTATATCCGGCCCAATCTGAGCTCACGCCGCCGGTAGTACCTGTGGCCGTATAGGTGCCTGAGGCCGCATTCACGATATACACGCCACCGAGCGTCGAAGTGATCCCTCCGAAGTCATACTGATCGGTCATCGTGTAAGAACCGGACGCGCTGAGTGTGGCGTTGTCATGCAGAAACAACCATCCAGAGATGATTCTCGTCGCCGTAGTCGTGATGGATCCGGCCGTGATAGTCGTTCCTGTTCCCGTCGCTGGCGAGGAAACCTGGTCTGGGCAACTACTCGTCGTCGAATTGTTAATTCCGGAGAATTCGTCGATCTCATAGGCTCCGGCCGGCGGTGCCCCAGAGGCATTTAATGTGAAGGAAGTTATTCCGCTGCCTATATCG